ACTAAACACGATAACTGATGCTTACTCTGGTAATTTGATGTCCTTAAGTTACGTATCCGGACGGCTAGCTGTATTATCAGCCAACCTACGGAAAGGTAACCCGGGCATTAAAATCCGAGAGCAAGTATCCCTGATACCATTGGAAACGGCATCACCCTCTTCTAAGACCGCTTGGTTAGGCTCAATCCTTGATCCATCAATTTTAAAATTGCATGGTCTGGATGAAATCTATATCAAGTTCTTAGAAAAACTGGGTTTCGAGCATCTAAAAGGTCAATTTATTAATTGCCTAAAATTTGCCGAACTCAGAGGGGGATACATGAAATTAGTAACACCAATGCAGAAATCATATGAAGGTGAGTTTGAGGATAATGATCCGACCAAACCTTTAAAACCTTTATATGCGGGCCAACTTTCTACAAAGTTGGAGGCAGCGGGAAAAATAAGAGTATTTGCGATGGTTGATCTGTGGACTCAGTCCGCTCTTCAACCAGTTCACAAGTTTCTTTTTGATTTCCTAAAGACAATTCCTAATGACGCAACATTCGACCAGGAAGAAGCAGTTAAACGCTGTTTCCAAAAGGCTGAACAAGCAAAAAAATCGTTTGGATTTGATCTTTCTGCCGCAACCGATCGGTTACCAATTGATCTTCAAGTTAGTGTCTTATCCTCCCTTATTGGGAAGGAAGCGGCACTCTTGTGGAAACGATTGTTAGTTGATCGGGACTATGTCTTGCCACATGTTGACGACGAGCCGGGACGGGAGCATCACAAAGTACTACGGTATGAAGTGGGCCAGCCGATGGGCGCTCTATCTTCATGGGCAATGTTAGCCCTTACGCATCACTTGCTAGTCCAATATGCCTATCAAAGGGTCAATCATCTCTCTACAGAGTGATTCCAGGGATACGAGCTATTAGGAGATGACATTGTGATTTTTGACAAGGAAGTTGCCGACTCTTATCTTTCTGTAATGGAAAGGTTGGGAGTTGGTATCAATCTTGCGAAATCCGTCATTGCCGAAAAGAAGCCTGTATTCGAGTTTGCTAAAGTGACCGGTGTCCTCGGGAGAAACTGTTCTGCGTTATCCTGAAAGATGTTTATCTCTCAGAATACCATTATGGGTCGAGTCAATATTGCGTTCTCACTGTTGAGAAAAGGAATAGTGACTGATCACGTAATGAGATGGTTTGATACCTTATGCAGAAAGTCTAGATGGTCAAAAGGGAGTCCAAATTGACCCCTTTTTGCCTTTCTGACTATGCTTTCCAATACCGGAGCTATACCGTATGAGCTTGTTATTCAGTCTCTCTATGACCAGGTGAAACCTGAGAGAGCTTTCTTCAAGTCTCTGCTATTAAAGGCACGGGTAGAATATATCCGAGGACTAATAATGCAGACAATTAATAAAAAAGAGTTTACCCCTTCCAAAAAGTCATTAGA